ATGATGAATTTCGGAAGAATGACATCACTTTGACATCACCTGCGGCAAAAAGCACCTGCTGGACGCGCCGGGAAATGGTAGTACGGTTTATTATCGAAGAATAATTTGAAAGCCCCGGAAAGTAACGAGAAATCGAAACTTTCCGGGGCTTTTTTGACATCGTGACATCACAAAACGGGCCGTGACATCACCTGTTTTCGGCCTAGCCGAGTGACATCAAATCAGAGTCATCGTTGTTAGAAGTGGGGGAGCCGATGGCCTCCAGCTTCGACACAAGCTCCTGCTGCTTGTTAGGGTACAAATGGGCATAGGTCCGCATGACGACGGGAACAGTATCGCCGATTCGCTTGGCTACCAGAACAATAGAGTACCCAAGTTCGATACAGAGAGAAACGTGGCTGTGCCGAAGATCATGGACGCGAATGTCTGGCAGATAGGTTAGCTGGGTGCAGCGGGTCAGTTCCTTGTTGAGCGCTGTGCACGTCATGTAGAATACGCGGTCGTCCGGGGTCAGCCCGTAGAGCCGGGAACAGTAGGTGCGGAACTCTTCGGCCAACCAATGCGGAATAGGCACATTGCGGTTTCCGCCTTTCTTGCTGTTCTTAGTGGGGCCGAAGATGTCCTGCCCCTTTTTTCTGTGGTAGGTCTTGTAGATGCGCAACTGGTCATCATCGGTCAGGTCTTTGGGCAACAGCGCCAGCATCTCGCCCTCGCGGCATCCCGTCCAGAACAGAATATCAAATGCCAGAAGATAGGCCTCGTTGCGGAATTCTTTCCGCAAAAGCTCGTACTGGTCTTTCGTGATGATAAGCATTTCTCCGGCGACGGAGGAACCCATGTAGCCAGCGGCATCGCACGGATTGAAACGCAGGCCGTAGAATGTCTGGGCATAATTAAAGAGGGCGGTCAACTGTGCGTGGATGGTGTAGAGATATGTTTCCGAATATGGGAGGCCAGTGGCTTCGCCCATCTCTTTTACTCGCTGTTGCCAATCTCGAATATCAAGAGCGGTGATCTCATTCATTTTCCGGTTTCCGAGAAGCGGAACGATTTTGGTGTCAAAAACATTTCGCTTGGTGTCCATTGTGGTGTCGCGGACATGGTGCTCCCGGTCATTGAAGTACAGCTCCACAAAGCTGGCAAGAGTCATGTCACAGCTCTTGGCTTTTTGCAAATGGAATTCGCGCTCCCACTCTTGCGCTTCACGTTTGGTTTTGAAGCCGCGCTTACGCTTCTGCTTTCGTTTCCCGGTGAAATCAGCGTAGCGAAACTGGCAGTACCATGTGCCTGTTTTTTCGTCCTTATAGCAGGGCATTAGAATATACCTCCTGACGTGTTTAGAAATCCCCGACCATTTTTATAATGGTCGGGGTCTTTTTTTATTGGGGGAGAATAGATTTGAATTGCTCAACATTGTCTGCATTGCTGAGCAAGAAAAGAACATCCAACCCGGTATCGGAACTAATTCGCAACTTTCCAAATTCACAAATAAGACAAGGCATATTGTGTTTATAGCGCCTGTCTGGAGAGCCATCAGAATTTACATTGAGCCATGTGTTGCCGACTACTTTACTATCCGCAGGCAGATGCGCTTCATCGGTGACATAGTTAGTAGAATCAACTTCAAATGACACTTCAGCAATATCGTAGGCACTAATATTTTTGTTGTGAATATAGAATATCTTGTCAGGAAAAATATAGAACGATTCTCGCTGATTTAATGCCACGGAGAATACGGGAACATTTGTCCAAAGATAGTAGGGAAGATTAGGCATTCCGAGTACCTTTTCCTCAGAAATGGTTTTCTCTGCGCCGCCATGCTCTCTTGCGTTACTATTGGTATATGTTTCAGGCACATAGTAAACGGTATCGCAAGCAAATAATTTTCGCCATGCAGTGTACCATTCTTCATAGGCCGCGCGCTGTTCGTCGGTGAAATCATATTCCAACTTTACAGGTGCGACGTAATGAACATAGAAAAATACGGCAAAAGAAAAAATGGTAAGGAAGAATCGTTGGGGAGTGTGAAGAACAATAAAAGCGAGTAAACCAATGGAGCCAATTATGAGAGAGGCTTTACTGAGAAAACGTGTTCGACGAATCTTCTTCATAAGGGCCTTGAAATCAGAATCTTTATAGTTCTCACGGTCAACAGACTGAATAACTTCGGTATCAATATAAGGGGATTCTTTTGCTGTGTTTCGTCGTGCAGATTTATGCAGGGATTCCTCTGTCGAGTAACTCAATCCGGTTCCGGGGATGGACGCTGTTTGTCTGATTTTTCCGTTGGCCGTTTTGGTGATTCGGTATCCCGGAACGCCCCATGAATACCCAATTCCGCTTCCTGAAATATTGATGCGGAAGCCGCCGCCAAGACGAATACTTTTTCTGTATCTGAATCCCATAACCTCACAACCCTTTCTGTTATTTATTCACGGATTTCGGTAGATGGCTGGAATCTGTCTGTAAGCTGTCTTACTCTTTCCAATGGTGCGCTTGCGCCGGGAAGGAGTGATAAGATGCCTGCGTCGGATGAGCGCTCCAGACATGGAAATGTGCTTGATGAAGTTCTTCGGGAAGAAATCAAGGATTTAACCCCGGAACAGGTCAAGCAGGTGCTTGAGTACATCGAAACGCTGAAACAGCAGTAACGAGCACCAATGGCGCGGACAGGCCCTCTTTGGGAGCCTGTCCTTTTGCTATTCGCGCAGGAATTTGACGAAACGGACGTACTCTATTACCTTGCGCATTTCATCATCTGTCAGATCGTGCGTGGAGTCCATGAGCCGCCTCTGCAAAGCGGAAAGATTCGACTCCGGGAAATCTACCTCTCCCCGGAGATAGGCTTCAGACACGCCATAGCGGGCGGCAATAGTGGCGATGTCTGAAGCGGTAGGAACAGATTTTCCCGCTTGCCAGCTTGCCACAAGGGTTCTACTTTTCCCGCATAGGCGCGACATAAAAGCGCCCGATGAACCGTAATGTTCCATCAAATCGACAATGCGTTGGACAGTAATCGTCATCCTTTTTACCAGCTTTCTTTCTGAAATCTTGTGTAATACGCTGAAATCCAACACTTGTTAGATTTGCGGTCTTGTCGTCTAACAGGTGTTGGATTATTATATAATCACAGTCAAACATTTGTTGGACTGCATGAACAACAACGGAGGTCGAAAAAATATGAAAATGGTAACGTACAAAGTACTTAGCAAAGCAATGCGAGAGCTGACAGGGCAAGTCGCAGAGCTGGATGAAGCCATTGAAATCCGCTTGGTGTTTGGCGAAAAAGTTAAAATCACCATTTCGATGGACTGGGCAACAATGGATGCAGCGCGGGCCGCAGAACTCGCTGAGCATCTGGCAAAGGCAGCGGAGCTCGTGAACAATTTCAAGTACGCTGGCTATACGATTGTTAGATAAGGGGGATGGCCATGAAGTATTCAGACATCAACAAGATGTTCACGACAGAGGTGAACAAGTACTTGGCGCAGGGATATCGCTTCAACACCGCAAGCATGAATGGGAGCCAAGGTGAACTGGCCAAGGTCGATTTGACCAACGGAACTGAGATCATCCGCATTGTGGCCCGCACTTTTTCCAAGGAGTGGGATAAGCAGGGCGTTGAGCTGTTCGTTGGCCGCGTAGCCGAGAAAGAGGGCATTCGGCCAGATGTGGCCTATTGCGTCAACACGATTTGGAACGGACGCTTGGAACAAGTCAGCAGCCAGCGGTTCTACGAGGTGAACGGCTACGGAGATCCCGACAAGTTCTATGGGACGGAAGCGGACGCCGAAGCGGTCAGCAAAGTCCGTATGAGCCGCTATGCGCAGAGGCCGAGCCGCAAGGCTGAGGACATGACCAACGCTGAAACCATCAAAATTGCGGTGCGGTTCATTCGCCGGAAGCTTGGCATCAAGAACGTGGACAAGAAGCGCATTGAAGTGTTCCGCACGCCTGACCATCGGCACATCATCAATTATCGCGGCAAAGCATATCAGCTCAACAACAAGGAGGTTTGACTATGTATTGCAACAAGTTTTTCAGAACCGAAGAGGAGGCCAAGGCTTTCAAGAAGTCTCACGGCGGGGCGCTGTACAAGAACATCAAGGGAAGTCACACCCGGCAAGCGTACCGGGTAGAAGCGATGATGGCCGTGCAGGGCGGCTGGCTCCGCAGCACAGAGACGGATACGTACCCGTTCTGCGTTGCATGGAATGGCAAGCCGCTGTCGGCAGGAAAGGAGATTTAAGCCATGAAAGCATTAAAAATTGAGCCGGGAAAGGCCCCGGAACGCATTGACATTGACAACGAACTTGAAGCACTGCAAGACGCTGTGGGCGGCTACATTCAGGTGCTCTACCCGGACCCGCACCGCCCGGTGGGCCTGATCTGCAACGAAGAGGGCAAGTGCATGGGCCTCAAGCCGAACCGAGCCCTGTACAGGGGCGGCAAGCCTTACGACGTCATTGTTGGCACATTCCTCGTGGTTGGAGTCGATGAAGAGGACTTCACGGATCTGCGGGAAGAAGATGCAGCATATTTTGAGAAGCTGTTCCATTCGCCGGAGAAGTTTAAGTACTTCGCAGGGCGGCTGGTCATCTCCAAGGTGGTTTCTGGCGGGGCTTGATGGCCCCGCTTTTCTTAAATATTAAGAAATTATGAAAACCCACTGGGTTTTCTGGGTTACGTTAGGTTATTCTCGGTTCTCTGGGTTTTCTTGGGTTTCTGAAAAAGTGAAGTCTGAACAGTTGAAATTCAAAACAAGAGTGAAATTTGAGGGTCAGAACTCAAATCCTAAGATGCGAACTTGAAATCCTCGTCAAAATTAAAGGATGCAAGAACGTGTAATTTTATCAAATGTTAAGAAACTGTGAAAACCCACTGGGTTATTTTAGGTTTCAGAGAAAACCCAGCAAAACCCAACGAAACCCAGAACGCCCAAGATTAAGAATAAGATTAAGAATAAGATTAGATGACTTCGTCATCATCACGCGCGGGCGCGCGCGTTACATAGCCGACGACGACGAATCCAACTGATGAAGAACGGGGTCGTCCGTGCGGCCAAGCAGGTAGTCAACAGAGCAGGAGAGCGCATCGGCAATCTGAGCAAACGCAAGGTATGAGATTTCTTGCCCCTTAGCCATATGAGACACCGTGTTGATGCCCATACCTAAGCTGGCCAGCAGATCACCGAGCTTTATTCCTTGCTGGCGACTGCGCTCTTTGATGCGTTTTGCAATTTTTTGCGCATCGTACACAAAAACACCTCCTTAAACTGTGCAAAGTAACAAATTCACCGGAAAAAGTGATTTGCGTCTTGAAATTCACCGGATAAAGTGATTATAATATATCCAACAAATGAATGAAACATTTGTTAGATAGAAAGGACAACATCATGAAGAACATCACTTTTACCTACGATAGCTGGATGGATGGTGAGCAGGGCGAAGCCTGCATGACCGTCATGGTCAATGACGAGCGGGCAGAAATGCTTGATGCAGCATTCAACGCCCCGGCAAAGCTCTCCAAGACCAAGGTTCTCATTCTCAAAGATCAGGCAGAGCGTCTGTGCAATGCCTGTGAGTGCATCCGCGGTCGGGTGTACGCCAGCGACAGCATCAAGATGGTTGAAGTCAAGGAGGTCTGAGTTATGAACATGAAGTCTTACATCGCAACTTATTTCCGCCACAACCCCCAGTTCAAGAGCGGCGGTTATGAGACCACCCGCAAGATTACGGCTGCGTCCATTGCGTCCGCTCGCAAGAGAGCGCGTGAGATCACCGAGCACTGCGTTTACGGCAGCATGGAGCTGCTGGATGTTCGAAAGGAGGTTTGAGCCATGACGAATGTTTACATCGACAGCCGCCGGGATGGGTACTCGCCCAGCCAGTGCCACGGCACCATGACGGTGGGGGAGCTGATTGACATCCTGAGCCAGTACGATGAAGACCAGCCCGTCTACATCCGCAACGACAACGGCTACACCTACGGGAGCGTCCAGCTGGACAGCGTTACCGAGGGAGAGGAGGATGAGGACGAATGAGACTTCTTATTGAGTACACCTCGCATGGCCGCGGTCCGGCGGCTCCGCAGACCTACACCACCACGCTGGACATTGTGGACGATGTGGCGGAGCGGCTGTTAAAGGCCAAGACGCCGTACACGTTCCGGGAGCGGAAGTACTGCACGCGGGAAGCTCTGATTCTTGCATTCCTGATTTACGACATCGAGAACCTGCAAGAGCGGAGCTTCGGGGACAACGACCAGATTTTGAGCATCCGGCGGGATGGCCGGAGCTGAGGGAGGGCCACACGATGAAGTTTGTAGCGCCCATGGCTATATGGGAAATCGTTGGCGGCGACCTGCCGCCCATCCGGGTTCGCGCCCGGTCGTTCGATGAAGCGCTTGCAAAGGCAAGGCTTCGCAATTCCGGCTATTGCGCCGGCTGGGTCGTTGAGGAGGACTAAGCGATGGACATCCTGATTAAGCATCAGACCAAGGACGGAGAGATTCATTTCAGCACGGTGGAGTCTTGGAAGCCCACCGAAGACGAAGCGATGATTGAAGCAATCCGGGATTTCAAGAAGACGCACACGGACGCCCGAATTCTTGAAGTCCGAGATGTCACTCTCGGCGCAGGCCGCAACTGGAAAGAATAACCCGCCTGATGATGGCCGCTGGTATCGACCGAAACCATTTTCGTGGCATCACGAGGATGGTCGCGGGAACCAACACCGCAAACCAAGGAAAGGAAGATTCACATGAAGTATGAAATCTACCAGCTGAAAGAGGACACCATGGATCAGGCAAAACTGCGATTCATGGCGTCCGATCAGGCCGCACAGCTGGGCGGCATCCACCGGGAGAACTACCGTCTGGTGTACGAGGGTAATGTGGAAACCCGAAAGGACGCACAGCAGACGCTTGATGGCCTGTTCCGCAGATTCAACATAGACAGGCCCACAGGCTTCGAGGGCCACAGCTTGAGCGTGTCGGACATCATTTACCTCGCCGATGGGGAATCCTCCGGCTGGTGGTTCTGCGATGCCTACGGTTGGAAGCTGCTGAGCGGAGAGGAATGGGGGCAGACCTGATGCGCCACTACACAAAAGCGGAGTGGCGCAAGATCCCGGAGGCCTACAAGGGCCGCTGGGAGCCGACGCCGCTCAACCTTGAGCGGGTGAAGAGTGGTGAGCTTCCGGCAGAGTACATCGGCAAACGGAACACCATCGTCAATGACGAGCATCGCGGCACGGTGCTTATCACCGAGGGCGCGCACTTCGTAATCGACGAATGAGCACAATCGCTCAAAGAGGCAATTTAAGCCGCTTTTTGCATCAAACAGCAAATTCCTTGCGGAAGAATCAAAAACGCAAAATAGAGCCATCTGAGCGGCTCTGAGAACTATTTCCGCTGACTCAGAATGAATTGGAGATAATCTGTAACCTTTTGGCGTTCATCATCTGTCAGATTCATCCGCTGTACGGCGGGGTCAACGGTGCGCCCCATGAGGAAGTCCATGGAGCAGTCGAGGGCATCGGCAATTCTGGCAAGGCTATCTGCCTTGAGCATTTTTCCGGAGCGAAGGTTGTACAGGGTGCCATTGCTTAGGTTGGCGCTGTCCATCACGTCCTTTATCTGAACGTTCCTGCTTTTGCACTGAAGTTTGATTCTGTCTGCAAGAGCAATAGAATCGTACAAATTGGTCTCAGTCATTTTGTGCATCCTCACAAAAACCATCTAGTTATGATTTTTACGATTGAAAATCATAAAGTGATGGTTTATAATACACTTGTACAAAACAAATGTCAGATTGAAAGGGTCAGCGCTTTCCATTCAGCGCGTTCCCCGAAGCCCCTCTGCAAAGGGGCTTCAACGTACCACGCAGTACAAACCATGCAAGTTGATTCCTCCTAATGACAAGCATCGCTGCAAAGCGCAGCGCCGATACTGCAAATCGGCGCTGCGCAGGTAAAGCGATTACTCCCCAAGAGCTTCTGCTTAACAGCTCAGAACGGGGAACGCGTTGAATGGTGGGTACTGGCTCTTTTAGTCTATCAAAAATCTAACAAGTGTTCAATACATATGTTAGATAAATCTTTGTCGGGAAGGAGAAAAAACATGAAGAAAGTTCCGCTGCCGGAGTGGTGCGTGTCGGTCAAAAAGGCAATGGTCGAGCGCGACGACATGAGCGTCACCGAGCTGGCAAAAGAAATCGGGTACTCCCGCGCACACGTCAGCCAGGTCATCAATGGTACGATGGTGCCGTCTGCGAACATCAAGTCCGCGATTGAGTCCTGCCTGAACCTGCGGGCGTGATTTCTTACATCATAAGTTTACCAGAAAGGAGAGTTGTGCGAAATGGCGGTTGATTGCCAGAATATCTACAAAAACGCGCGGAAATCTGCCGGAATGACGCAGGAAAAAGCCGCACAGCTTTTGAACGTGTCAGTTGATTCTCTGCGGGATTATGAGCAGAGCCAGCGCCCGGTACCCAGCGACGTGGCAAGCGCCATGTGCGATGTGTACCAAGCCCCGTATCTTGCAGTTCAGCATCTGCGCCGGTCCTCAGAGCTGGGCAAGCGGGTGGTTCCGGAGATTCAGTTAAAGGACTTGCCGGAAGCTGTTCTCAGCGTTCTGGCGGCGGTTCAGAGGTTTATCGTAAAGCGCGATGCGATGATAGAGATCGTCGCAGATGGAAAAATCGAAGAGGACGAACAGGCTGAATGGAATGAGATCATGGATCGAATGAACAACCTGTTCGTGGCGATGGCCAATATGCGTTTTTCGAAAGGAGGGCGTCGGACGTGAAAGAATCGTACTTTATCGGCGTGAGCGAAGTGCAGGAAATTGTCGGATGCAGCAAATCCAGAGCCTATCAGTTTATCCAGCAGATGAACAAAGAGCTGGAAGCAAAGGGCCTGCTTACGTTTCCGGGCAGAGTGCCCCGGCGGTATGTGTTCGAGCGGTTCGGCATTACGGAGGTTCAGGATGATGCGAAAGGCAATAATCCCGCTGGTGGCAACAGCGGCGGCGCAACTACTGGTAATCGGAAGCATCGCCGCGGCGTTCGCTTTCCAACCGAAAGAAACGCAGCTCCCGATAGCGATGATTCCTGTGCAAGCTGACATCGAGCAGGGCGAGTGCATCCGGCGAGACCCGGCTCCCTATGAGCCAATTACATACCGTGTGCCGCTGGATGCGGATTTACAGCAGTATACAGCTGAGATGTGCGACTTGTACGAAGTTCCGCTGGAGCTGGCCTACGCCGTCATGCAGGTCGAGAGCGGCTATACGGTGAGCGCTACCAGCTCAACCGGGGATTATGGTCTGATGCAGATCAACAGCATCAATGCCGGATGGCTCAAAGATGAGCTGGGAGTCACGGATCTGCTGGATGCCGGACAGAACATCAAGGCTGGGTGCTACATGCTCGGAAGTTATCTTGCCCTGTACGATGGAGACATCAACCGAACTATGATGGCGTACAACCTTGGGAAGAGCGGGGCAGAAAGGGCTTGGAATGCAGGAACCCGCAGCACTGCCTACACCGACAAGGTGTGGAGCGCAATGGTTAGCCTTTTGGAGGAAGAAAGGGATGTTTCGTAAGGTGATGCAAATGATTCAGGATTACGCGGAGAAGAAGCTGCTGGATGAAGTCTTTGCTACATACCTCGATGTGCAGGATGCCGCAGCTGAGATGGCGCAGGTGCTCCCGTGTCCCCGGTGTGGGAAGCTGACCATGAAGATGCGCTTGCACAGCAACGCTCTTTCCCGTCAGGTTCCGGGCATCACGATTTGTGACCAGTGCGGAACCGAAGAAGCGCTGGATGCAATGGCGGGGAAGCCAAAGGATGCCCATGAATGGGCGCTGGTCAAAACCTACATGAAAGGAGCAAACCTCAAATGAAGCGCAGGGAAAAGAAGCTGAGCGTGATGGATTGGGTACTCGTAGGACTGCTGGACACGCTGGCCGGGGTCGTAGCCGGAGGGCTGATGGCAATATGGCAGTTGCCGAGTGCCTACCGCTGGCGTGGCTACTGGGCAATCGGCGGCGAATGGCTGCTTGTCATCATTGCAATCATCATGGCGGTGCGGCTGACGCACGCATTCCAGATGTTCATGATTTTCGGAGGAAAGAAGCATGGTAAGATGCGCTCGGTGTCACAGGGTCATTACAGATCCGGCGGCAATCGAAGCGGGGTACGGCGCAAAGTGTTACGCCAAGGAGTTCGGCAAGAAGCTGAAATCGCCCGCAAGACCTCGCAAGGGAAAGACCGCTACACAGCCTAATAGCACCGCTGAGCGCCAAATCATCGGCCAACTCACGGTATATGACATACTCGCCGCACACGAAAAAAGCGCTGACCAAAACGGCCAGCGCACTACAAATGGATAGAGACCCGCACATTCCGTTGGCGCTTGATGCAGGAACATCAAGCCGGAAAATACAGGTCTCCACCACACACAACCATATTGTAGCATATTCGGTTGAATTTTTCAACAGGTACGAAGCGGCGAGAAAGGACTATCCTTTCTGCCGTTTTTCTATGCAAAAATTAGGAGGTACGACATGAAAAAAGAACTTACTGCCGCCGTAACCACGCAGGAGCCGATGTTAGCCGACAGGCTGATTGTGGTGCAGCAGCTTCCCGTCATCAAGGAACAGCTGCACAGCATCAAGGCTCAGGCACAGGCGTCCGTGGCGGAAGCGCTGGCGATGGTCTGCACGGAAGAGACCCTTAAAGCGGTCAAGGATCGCCGGGCGGCACTGACCCGCGACCGCAAAGATCTGGATGCCCGGCGCATGGTTGTGAAAAATCAAATCATGCAGCCGTTTGAGGATTTCGACAAGGTTTACAAGGAGTGCGTCACCGATGTCTATGGCCCTGCGGATGAAGCGCTGAAAGGCAAAATCACGGATGTGGAAGCCGGCTTGAAAGCTGACAAGGAGAAGAAAGTGGTTGCTTACTTCGACGAGCTGGTCAAGGCAAACGGGGTCGAGTGGGTCAGCTATGAGGACATCGGTATTGCTGTTACCATGACGGCGAGCCTGAAATCCTTGAAGAGCAAGGTCAAGGAATACGTTGACCGCGTGGTGGCTGATGTGAACTGCATCAATGGCATGGAGAATGCCCCGGAAGTTATGGCCGAGTACAAGCAGTGCCGCAATCTGGCCGTCGCGATTAACAGTGTGAGTCAGCGCAAAGACCGTGTGGCCCGCGAGGAAGCTGAACGGAAACAACGTCTTGAAGCCCAGCTCCGTGCGCAGGAAGCCGAGTCGGCAGTGCTGGATGCGGTGGAGGAAGAGCTGGCCGCGCCGCAGGTCATGGGCACCGAACCTCCGGTTATGGATGAGCAGGAGGTCAAAGAGACCCAGCAGGAGAGCAAGGAACAGGTCATGACCGCCAAGTTTGCTTTCATGGGCCGCACATTCCAGTGCCGCGGTACATTGACCCAGCTCCGGGAGCTGAAGTCTTTCGTAAATGAAAAAATCGACGAAATCCAGAAGCATATGGATTCCGTCGGCATTGAGAACGAGGAGGTAAGCGATAATGGCTAAAGCTATGCAGCCGCAGAAATTGTACTTCTCTCAGGCAATGCAGACCGAGAAATACAAAAACCTCATAAATAATACCCTAGGCGACCCGGTACGCGCGGCACGATTCGCTGCAAATATCACTTCTGCTGTGGCAGTTAACCCTACCTTGCAGGAGTGCGATGCGGGTACTATTTTGGCGGGTGCCCTTTTGGGCGAAAGCCTGCTCTTGCAGCCCTCCCCGCAGTTGGGCCAGTTCTACTTGGTGCCGTTCAAATCCAAAGCAAAACGTGACCGGCAGGGTAATGTGATTGAGCCGGCGTGTCTCAAGGCGCAATTCGTTTTGGGTTACAAGGGATACATCCAGTTGGCTCTGAGAACGGGCCAGTACAAGCGCCTGAATGTCCTGGAAATCAAATCCGGGGAACTGGGCGGTTGGGATCCCTTTGAAGAGCGTTTCCATGAAATGCACTTCATCGAAGATTTTGAAAAGCGTGCAGCAATGCCGACTGTGGGCTATATTGCCCACTTTGAGTATATCAATGGCTTCGAGAAAACTCTGTACTGGACGGCAGACCAGATGATGTCTCATGCGGACAAGTACTCCCCGGCATTCAGCGCCGCCGCATATAAGAAGCTGCTGAATGGTGAAATCCCGCAGGAAGATATGTGGAAATATTCCAGCTTTTGGTACCGGGATTTTGACAGTATGGCAAAAAAGACTATGCTGCGCCAGCTGATTTCCAAATGGGGAATCATGACTGTTGAAATGACTACCGCTTATGAACGAGATGGTCGAGTGATGGTTCCCAACAGTGCGGATGACGGACTTCTGCCGGAGACGCCGGATTTCGCAGATGCCGGACAGAATGGACTCGGCGAGCAGAATCCGCCCAAAATCGAGCGGACGGCCAAGACTATGGATTTACCGGAGCCGGAAGCAGATGAAGTAAAAGCGGCTGTTGACTTGGCGGCACTCTGATGGTCAAGTACAACATTATCAGCACCGGAAGCGACGGCAATGCCACGATTTTGGAAGAATTTGTTCTGATAGACTGCGGCGTTCCATATAAGGCACTGGAGCCGTATGTGCCGAAGCTGAAGTTGGTCCTACTCACCCATATCCACAGCGACCACTTCCAAAAGCGCACCATCAAGCGGCTTGCCGAAGAACGGCCAACGCTGCGTTTTGGGTGTTGCCGCTGGCTGGCACCGCCGCTTTTGGCCGCAGGAGTACCGGAACGTCAGATTGATGTGCTGGAACCCCGGACAATGTACGGATACGGCTTGTGCAATGTGATTCCGTTCATGCTGACTCACAATGTACCGAACTGTGGGTACAAGGTACATTTTCCATCTGGCAAGGTGATCTATGCCACCGACACCAACAATTTGAACGGTGTGCAAGCGCTCGGATATGACCTCTATTTGATAGAAGCCAATTACAGAGACGAGGACATTCAGGCCAAAATCGCAGAGAAAAAGGCTGCTGGACAGTATGCCTATGAGATGCAGGTGCTCAAGAATCACCTATCGGAAGCAAAGTGCAATGATTTCTTGGTGAGAAATATGCAGGCGAACAGCGTGTATATTCCTATGCACGTTCATGTTGACAAGGAGAAAACGGATGGTCGTAACGGCGAAAATTGAAAAGCTGGAAGATGGAAAGCTCGTCCTGAAGCCCGATACGGACATCAGCCGCTTTGTGGAGCAGAAACGCCCCCGGCGGGTGGAAGTTCGGCTGGATGATGGACGCACGATTTCCGTTGACCAGCGCCGAAAGATTTTTGCCATCATCCGTGACATTTCTTTGTGGTCCGGCCATGAGCCGGAAGAACTTCGGCAGTATTTGGAATGGGATTTCTGCTCCCGCGCTATGCGGGAGTGGTTCTCCCTCTCAGACTGCGACATGACGACAGCACGAGAATTCATTACTTACCTGATTTCGTTTTGTTTCCACTGGGGCGTTCCGACCAAGGATAGTCTGCTGACGCAGACGGACGACATTGGAAAGTACCTGTACCTGTGCCTTGAAAATCGCCGCTGCGCAATTTGCAACCGTCCGGCGGAGGTGCATCACGTTGACCGTATCGGCATGGGTATGGACAGAGAAAAGGTCGTCCACGTTGGCCTGAACGCAATCGCACTTTGCCGAGCGCACCACGAGGAAGCGCACCGCCGGGAGAAGGCATTGTTCGCTGAGTACCACATCTATGGAATCAAGCTGGACAAGCACCTGTGCAAAGTGCTCTCCCTCAATCAAAAGCCGAAAGGGGAGGTGAAGCGTGGCGGCGAATGAGTATGTGAAACTGTGGATTGACGATTACCGCCTTCTTCTTGAACCGTATAGCATGGAAGAAAGGGGACGCATCATTTGGGCGATGATGGATTATAAGGCGGATGAAGTCGAGCCGCAGTTTGACGGTAATGAACGGTATGTATGGCCTGCAATAAAAAACAGACTTGACGCCGAGATAGCGGCCTACGAACGAAAAGCAGCTACAAGCCGTGAAAATGGAGCGAAAGGCGGAAGACCGCCAAAACCTAAAGAAACCCAAGAAAACCCACTGGGTTATAAGTCCGCTGAAGAATCAGAGGGCGTAGACGAACAGCGGGAGACATCAACTGGTCCGCCCGACGGAAAGCCGGAATCCTACTGGATCTGGGCTGGGTGCGATAAGGTGCTCACGCCTTATATGGCCTCAGAATTCCGAGACCTGCGGGAAGCTGGTATAGAGGACGCCTTAGTGGTGGCCGCGCTGAAAGAAGCGATGCGCCATCAAGCAAAGTACCCTTGGGTCTATGCTAAGCGTCTGCTCGACCAAGCAGCAGCACAAAAAATCACAACGCTGGAAGCGTGGGAAAAAGTACATATCACATACAAAGGAAACCGGGTTGACCGGGAGACGCCGAGTGGAAATAACTTCCTTGGCCTTGATAACAGCTTGAATCTCCTGAAAAGGAGACCTCTCAAAAAGCGGGTGAAGGAAGTTCCACCAGACTAAGGAGGTTTTCTAATGGGAAGTGACGTTCGCCATGTCCGCGGCGAGGCCCAGAAAGAGCTTGTAAAAAAGTTTGAAGTATTTACAAGCAAGGGGCGGTCAAGGTGGCAGGTTTGGAGCGACTGGATTACGATAAGCGCCATTGCCGTGTCCAACGCGACAGACAAGAGCCACTTCGACGAGCGAGAGCAGCAGTACATGACTATCGTGAAAAAGTACACGAAGCAGGAAGTGGACACATTCGCGGATATGTTTTCGCTTCTGGTTATGGCACTGGAGGATGACCCGGAACAGGATTTCCTTGGCGAGTTGTATATGTGCTTGGGGCTTGGAAATGACCATGCAGGCCAATTCTTTACGCCCTACCACCTGTGCGAGTTTATGTCAGCAGTAACGACCCCTGCGGAAGAGTTTCAGCAGAAAATCGGAGACAGGGGATGGGTTGCGGTCTGTGATCCGACCTGCGGCGCTGGGGCCTTGCTGGTGGCGTTCGCAAACGAATGCAGAAAGAAAGGCATCAATTATCAGACGGATGTGCTGTTTGTGGCGCAGGACATTGACTACATCGTGGGCATGATGTGCTATCTGCAAATGAGTCTGCTTGGAATGCCGGGGTATGTTGTTATCGGTGATACGCTTGCAAACCCGTCTACGTCTTATGACAAAAGAGGGCTGCTTCCAGTTGACAAAGGAAACGTCTGGTATACGCCGCTGCTCAGGATCCCGGTTTGGCAGTATCGAATCTTTATGGCGCAGATGGAGCTGGTCACTCAGCCGATAAAGGAAGAGTGTGCTGCAGATGCGCCAAAATCCGAACCACAGAAAGCCCTTGAAGCCACAAAAAAGAGTAAGCAACCAAAAGATACGGAAAAGCCCAAAACCGCTAAAATACCGCCCAAAGAGCCGGAGCAGGAACCGATGTTCTCTGAGGGCAAGGGCGGGCAGTTGAGCTTTTTCTGATAGGAGGACAATATGGATTCCACCACACACACCACAACCACAGTAGAGTTCGTCGATTGGCGAACTAAGGCAAAAGAGAAGCTGGAGGCAGAGGACAAGCTGTTCAAAGGCGGGCGCGCCGCCGCGAGCGTTCAGAGTTATGTGTTGCGGGCGCTGCTGAACTTTGCAGATCAGGAGCCGCGCTTCGCTGAGGTCGTTTGTAACACGGAGCGCACGTTCTCTGAATGCTGCGCGGCAGTCGTGCACAATGCGGGAGAGGTTCTGTCTGACCTTGAAGCGTATCGCAAGGCCGTGCAGTTCTACTTCCCCAATGCTGAAATCTCGTTTTCGATGAACATCAATCTTACCGGAACGCCGCCGACGGAAGAAGAGATGCGGGCGCCGGCAACCATCGAACCGGAGAACGCCACCCCGAATATTCCGAAACCGCAGGAGCCGGCAAAGGAAAAGCCCGACCAAAAGAAGCCAAAACCGGAGAAAAAGCCTGCAAAGAAGAAAGAGAAGCAGAGCGAGGATTCGATGCAGCTTTCCTTGGAGGGATGGTTCTGATGATTTTGGGATTCAAGGGATTCAAGCCGGGGTTGGTCGCAACGCTTGGAAACGGAAAATTCCAGTATGTTCCGAACGAGCTGAATGAGACGAAAAAGGCCATGTGTGCCAGCACCGGGTTCCATTATTGCTTAGACCCGTGGGATTGCCTGAATTGGTACACATGGAACGGCAAGAATGAGTTTTGGGCAGTTGCGGCCGGGGGTGATGTTGACGAGGATGGCTACGGAAGCCGGAGCAGCTGTACGAAGCTGGTTCCTCTCCGCAAGCTGACAGCAGAAGAATTTTTGCTGATGCACGCCAACTATGTGTTTGAGCATCCTGCGGAGAAGTTTGAGGACAGCTATAAAGGGCCATTTCATGTCGCATATGGCCGGGATAAGAAGCTGGCCGGAGAACTGGGAGAATGGCTCTGCTTCATCATCCAAGATCAGCAGGAGTCCATCTGCATTGCACAGCTGATTGACGGCGTGAAGATTTTGCCGGGGAAGAACTACACGGCAGAGAGCTTGGAGGCGGCACACAATGAAAAAGGCTGAAGAATTGAAACTTTATGCGCCGGAACCGAAACGGCCAGAGCTGGATGCGGCACTGTGTATGTCAGTTGCCGAGGGGCATGGCGTGGGCCGCTATATCAAGGGAAAGGTGCTGACGGTGGCCGTCTGGGACAAAAAGGAAAAGCCGCTGGTCGTGTGGCGCTTTTTCAAAGATTACTGGACGGGAGAGCTTCGCGGGAATAAGAATCCGACCAAAGGCGAGCTTTCGCCGCTTCGAATCGAGGTCAAACCCTGCCAGTGCTTGACTTGGATAACCGAAGTGTCGGCAACAAAGGAAGAATCGGAGCTCCTGCAGAACTATTTTGATGACCGCAGACCGGGCTATCTGATTGGCATTGTGGAAGATGCACTGTCGGCTCATGCCAGGAAGAAGCGCGAAGCGCGCAACGCACGACAGGCGGCTGAGACCAAGAAGCTCTTTGAGAATCTGCCGGAGCCGCCGGAAGATCTCAGTAAACAAGTTTTGAAAGTGTGCAGTGATGCGGGCTTTCTCTGGGTCACCAATGATAAACAGAACGTAATCGAACCCGGCGGCGTTGAGAAGAAAATCTCGATTCAGCGGGCAAGGTGCGATAGCTGCGGTGGTGAATATACGCTGCCGGAACTGCTCAAACACAAGAGCACAGCGACGTGCGAGTGCTGCGGGGAGAAAATGCAGGTTCGCAATACCCGCTATTCGGTCAAAAGGTTATGGGCCGCAAGGACATTCCTTTGGAGCAAACCGCAGGGAGATGGGGTCTGGATTCGCCGCTATCTGGTGTATTTCGATTTCAGCAATCATCGGGCAGAACTGGAATTTCATGGCCGGGGGATATGGTGGACGGACGGAAAGACCATCAAGCAGTGGAAACGCAGCTGGGGCGAGAAAGAGGAATATATTATGTGCCAGCGCCCGAAGCTATCCGCAATGCTGACGGCACCCTCTGGCCCGTATCAGCCGTACACGTTGGCATCCCATACTGACCAATTTGAAAGTGATGTTCGGAAAGTGCTGAAATCTGAATGGATGTACCAGTACGATAACCATCTCAACTTTCCGTGGGAAGTTCGTCAGTGGGAAATCGTGAATCGGTATCCGATGGCCGAAAGCCTTGTAAAAACGGGCTGGGCTGATGCACTGTGCTCTCAGGTATACGACGAATATGAACACAGCACCCGCATCAATCTTCGAGCAAAGACCTATTACGATGTGTTTGGCTTAAATCGTCAGGAGCTGGCCGTGGTCGCACGAAGCAAAAAGTCGTTCCGCGAGGTGGATGATGCGCTGAAGTGGAAAGAAGCCGGCCTTGCAATCAATGACAAGAACATGAAGATGACGGCTAACATCCGAAATCTCTCAGGAATGGCCAAGACATTGCGGGAAAGTGGAATGACACGGAGCTTGAAATATCTCCGCCAGCAGACAAGGCGAGTCACCGGAAGCTACAACGGCCAGATTGCTCTTCAAGTTGCATCGGACTGGTTGGACTACCTCGATATGGCCGGACAGATGAAAATGAACTTGAATCTCGAAAAGGTTCGTTTCCCGCTGGATCTCAAGCGCCGCCATGATGATTTGGTTCTGGAGCGAAACAAGCAATGCCGAAAGGACGCCTTGAGAGGTGCCGCAAGCAGCATCAAAAAGGAAGCCAAGGAGCTGGAGAATCAGTTCCATATCGAGAACATCTACAAGAAAATCCGTAAAATCTACGAGTACGATGGAGCGGAATACATCATTCGGGTGCCGGATGGGGCAAAGGCCATTTTGGAAGAAAGCAGGTTTCTTGACCACTGCATCCAGCGCGGAACCAGATACTTTGAGCGTATTGCCAAACGTGAGAGCTACATCTTCTTCATGCGGCGCAAGGCTGACCCGAATACCCCGTGGTATACCTTGGAGGTGGAACCGGGCGGCACTGTCCGACAAAAGCGCAGCTATAACAACGACCAGTACGCCGATTTGGAGGATGCGAAACCGTTTATTGCGGAATGGCAACAGGTCGTGCAGGGCCGCATGACAACGGCGGAAATTGATTTTGCACGGCAGTCCAAGGAAATCCGCGCACAGGAGTTTGCGGAACTCAAGGAGAACGGAAACATTATCCGCACGGGTACGAATGCTGGCAAGCTGCTGGTTGACGAACTGATGCACGACTTGATGGAGGTGGAAAAACGTGTCGGCTAAAATTGAACTTTCTCTCGCGCCCGCCAAAGCAAAAGGTCTTTCGGAAGATGAGCGTCTGGATTTGGGGCGGCTGCTCCTGAAAGCAGGATACCGAGTTGATATTGTACGCCGTCGTCCGAATACCAATCCGGGCACCAATTACGATTATTTCATGGTTTTAGACAAAGGAGAGAACAATGCCTGATACCCGGAAGAATCACAACCCCAGCGGCGCGCCGGATCCTACACGGGTTCGGGCAGAGAGCAACATCCAGAGGGAAGAAGCTCGTGTGAGCGAGCTTGTTCACGTTCTGCGTTATGTGGCAGGTGCCGCCGGGTTTGAAATTGTGGAGCGAATTGTTCTCGTGGATAACCAGACGGGGAGGATTTATCGGTGAACAGAACAAAGAATGAGTTGGCCGATTATGCTTGGAATCCCGTGACGGGCTGTTTGAAGGACTGCCGGTATTGCTACGCAAGGAAAAGCACGTTGAGGTTTGCAAGCGATTGGCGCCGAAATTTGGCAGAGAGACCGAAAGTTCAGCAGGTGGGAGAAAAGCTCTTTGAGCTGGATACCCCGTGGAAAACGAAAAACAAGCACTTCCTGAACAGTCCAACGGGATTTCTGCCCACGATGCACAAATACCGTTTCGACTGGCCGCAAAAGGTCAAAGTTGGCTCAAGCATTATGGTATGCACAGACGGCGATTTATTCGGGCCGTGGGTTCCTGAAGAATGGATTCTTCAGGTGTTTGCGGCGGCTGATGAAGCACCCCAGCACCAGTACATTTTTCTGACGCAGTATCCGGAACGCTATAAGCAGCTTGTGAATCACGAGAAGCTGCCCCAAAACAAGAATTTCTGGTACGGTTCGACAGCGACGGTCAGAGAAAGCAGCGTATGGGCGAACGAACACTATAATACGTTCGTTGCGATAGAGCCGCTCCTTGGCCCGTTTGAGGGCGACGCGACAAAAGCGTTCCAGAAGTTGAAGTGGGTCATCATCGGCGCGGAAACAGGCCGAAATGCAGGAAAGGTCATTCCTAAAGCGGAGTGGATTAAAGACATTCTTGCGTCAGCGGATGCGACCGACACACCTGTTTTCATGCGGAGCAGCATGGAAAGCGTGGTGGGCGCTGAGAATATGCGGCGCGAGAAACCACAGCTGCTTCTTCAGAGAGTTCCCAGCGACGTGCAGAAAGAGCGTCTGTGGGAGTATTGCACGGTCTGCGGCAAGTACAGACCGATGAAAGAAATGTACGCGCTGCTCTTGCGCAGAAAACGTGGAGATAGCCCGGAGCGGGTGGCTTATATGTGCCCGGAATGCTATGAGCAGTTCAGCAGAGACAATTTTGAGAAAGGAAAAGACGATGAAGTTTGAACGAAGCGAAATTGGAGCGCTGTTCTCCAAGCTCCGAACAGCAGTGCCGGAAGTTCGCGCAGTGGGCAACGATAGCACGGGAATCCTGCTGAGTGGCCCGGATGCGTTCGCAACGAATTTGGAACTGAGCATTCGGGCAGAACTTTCCAGCCCGGTTCCGCAGGGCGTCGTTATTCCACCGCGTGGAGTGGATTTTATCAGCGGAGCAGTAGCCCCTGAAATCAACATCAACGTGACAAAGAGCGGGTTGGTCATAGAGTCCGGCACGGCGCGGGCACGGTTGAGCACGACGCCGGCAGAGAATTACCCCACATTTGATGGTCCGGGAAAGGATGCGAAGCGCTGCGTGGTGAGAGCGAACGATTTGAGCTGGGCCATCTCAAAGGTTCTATACGCTGTGTCCAAGGAGGATCGGCATCCGGCGCACAAAGGGCTGTGCTTTTCCCACAATGGCGACGATACTTTGGAAATCTGCGCCCTGGATGGGTACAGAATGGCCATCAGCCGAATCGACTGCACCGCCGATGGCGATTTCAAGTTTGTGCTTCCGGCGGCAACGGCAAAGGCGATTGATACGCTGGGCCTTGATGGGAGCGTCAGTATTGAAAGAGACCGCAAAAAGGCCGTTTTCAGTGACAACAATTTTGAGGTAAAGTCTCGCCTGATCGCAGAACCGTTTCTGGATTATAGCAAAATTGCAGCCCAAAAGAGTGGGGGAACCAGAATCGTGCTTGACAGAAAAGAATTGCTGGGCGTTCTGGGACGCGTCAAACTTGCTCGGTCTGCAGACGCAAAGGAAAAGAGCACCTTGGTGATGGATCTGGAACCCGGCGGCACAGGTAGAGCATCGATGCGTAGCACGATTGCGCAGATGAATGAGGAGTTTTCCTTCAACGGAAAGCTGGATGAGCGCCTGCGAATCGGCTTTAATCTGGAGTTCCTGAGCGAGGCATTGAAGTCGATGGAAGGAGACGAGGTCAGCGCATGGGTGGTCGGTCCTCTATCCCCCGTAAAGCTGATTGAGCCGCAGTATGAAGCGCTGGTGCTTCCTGTCAAGGTCAAGGAGGAAGCATGATGCAGGGTAGAACTTTTCGTGGGCAGTCCCCAGATGGCACTTGGCATGAGGGATTCTTGATTCGCTCCCCGGGTGTGAAGAACAGTCGCCCGGGTGAGGGCTGGTACATCAACTCCGAGCAAGAGCCGGCATACGCCCATCTCGTCAAGCCGTTTACGATCGGCATGAACACGACTCTGACGGACGGAAACGGGGCACCTGTTTTTGAGGGGGACATTTTGAAAGACGATCGATGCGGCAAAGATGTGATTTTTGCCGTAAGATACGGCGAATACATCGACTACGGCGTAGGCCATATCGGATTCTACGCAGAATTTTCGGAGAACCGAAAGGAGTTTGTCGAGCATGGTCTTGCAAGCTTGGTTCTGACCGCAAAGGTGGTTGGAAATGTAGTGGACACGCCGGAGCTGATGGGCATGAGCACTGGAAAGGAGCAGCAACATGAAGTGGATTGAGACGATTACCCCGAAACAGGCGGTTGAAGAGCTGGGAGTACCTTATCACGGCTGGATGAGGGAGATGGATCGGGCATGGATCAGCGAAGACCAGAAGTACAGCGTGATGTCTCGTTTGCTCCGCACGGAATGGGGCAAGGTCGAACACGTCACGATTACGGCGGCAGAGGGCGTTGGCCAGAGCGACGGCAGCGGGGATATCCCGTGGGCCGTCAAGATGGAAATTAAAAACGACCTGTTCGGCGAGAAGCGAGTTGCCGTCGAGGTGTTCCCGACGCAGGACAGGTTGGTGGATGTCTGCGACTGCTATCACCTCTGGGTGTTTGAGAAAGGATTCCAGCTTCCGTTCGGTATCCACCCGCGCGATAAGAAAACGGTGACGGTCAATCGCGGCAGTACCAGAGTTCGGGCCATTGACGGCGCAGGACGCGAGCACAGCATCAAAGAGCTGCTGGAAGAGAATGGTGCGGCGGATGTCCCTAAACAGGCATACGAACAGGCTATGGCCGGATATATGATGAAAAATCTTCTGGGAGGGTGATGCAAAATGTGGCTTTGGATTGTGCTGGTGGTTCTGGCGGTAATGGCTACGGCGCTGGCCTATGCTCTGTGTGTCGCTTCGAGCAGAGAGGACCGCTGGCAGGAGGCTCACCCGCCTAAATCCGGGAAAGGACGGAAAGATGCCTAAGTATCAGATACTGATAGCGGCGTCTGGCAAGCATGGCTCTGCACTCCTGCCGTATGTGCTGGTTGACGATAAAAGCGGTAAAAGCGCAGCGGCGCGGGCAAAAGTGATGGCTAAGGCTTGTTACCCGGAGTATGGGAAATTCGATGTGGCGAAGATGGAGGTGATTTCAGATGAATGAAAAGGGATTGATGGAACAGTCGAACGCAGCGATTAAAGCGGCGCTGGAGCTGTACGCGGCTGACCATGGGAAGTTGAACGATGGTGACAGCTTTACGACAAAGCTCAATAACTGTGTGCTCACCATTTCGCTGAAAGATGGGAGCTTGGACGTGCAGTTTGACCCGGACGCAGACGCCGCGGTGGATACCCCGTACACGCTGAACATGGCACTTGATATTTATGAGGAGGAAAATAATGGCTGAGTACATCAATCGTGAGGACGTATTGAAATGCCTGGAGTATAACACGATTCAGAAGCCGAGTGCGAATGATGTTGTTTCTGCGACTCTCCGGGTAGCGCGGGAAAAGGTCGAGAAACTTCCTGTTGCACAGGAAGGAGCGCTATTTTCTTTCTGGCGCGACCCCGACAAGGATCCTCCGAAAGTTGAGACGGAAGTGCTGATTCTGTTTGAAACAGCCTGCGGCGGATATGGGATTACGACGGCCCACTACGAAGATGGCACTGTTTTGTCCGAAAAAAGCAAGTTCTACTGGGAAGAGATTTTCGAGTGGGGTGCCTATGATGAAGAGCATGACGATTATCTCATCCCCAAAGGCTGGTGGGAATATCGCCATTTCAACCCGGAGGATGTTTACAATAACCGCGTGGATTCTCCTGTGGTCGGGTGGATGCCTTTGCCGCCGAAGGAGGTAGTGAAAAAATGAGAACGCTTAACGCTGACCAGCTGAAGGCCGTGCTGAGCATGGAAGGTTCACTGGGACATATCCACACGCTGGCAGATGTCGAAAATACGATTGACTTTCTTGCCAAAGAAGAGCCAGAAGCCGCAAGCGGTGTAGAAAAATTCAATATTTTCGATACCCCGTGGGCTGGAAAAATCCAAGCAGCATTCCCGCAGTCGTTCGTGAATATGCAAAATGAACTCATTTTCAGCCTGAGAACTGATTCCGGCTTCAGCCTGAAAGATGTGACCGACGAAACCCAGCTGAAAGCAAAAATTCTGGAGTGGCTTACGCGGACTGCAATTAAGGCAGTTTCGCCCAAGGAAAGAAAACTTCATTTTGAGGGCATCAACAAGCTGCTGGGTACGAATTTTACGTTAGAGGAAATGACGGACATCTATACATATCTCGGAAATGGAATCAATCACGACCTTTGCGTGAAGTTTGTGGAGAGCGGCTACGATATGACGATGATTCAAAAAGAAGGGTGAGCAAATGGATAAGCAAAAGATTAAGAGTGTTCCGAGGCTGACGACCGACAACCCGGTGGACAATTTTCAGACTGCCCTCAACTTTACTGACGTCAGCGAGGACGGCTGGGTATGGCTGCGGCAACCTGAAATGGCACTGACCGAGTATGCGCGGCAGCTCGTCAAGGGGCATGGCAGCAGCATCGATCTGGGCTGCAACGATATGGAGCTCTCCGAAAGTCTGACCGATCACCTCTTCGACGACCCGAAGCAGAGCATTGACGGACTGATCGCAGAGCACTACACGATTTTGTGGGCCTACGCGACCCTGCGGGAAAAGCTCAAATGGTACGAGGATGCAGGAATCCCGGTCATTCCTAATTACGGTCTGAGTACCATCCGGCGGGCGATCAATCGGTACGGCACCGCCCCTCAGCTCCAGATGGCGATCAAGGAAATGTCAGAGCTCACGAAGGCGATCTGCAATCTCCAGCGGGCCGTAACCTTCAACTACCGCAACGGTGCGAAGATCAAGGTCGCCCACGAGAGCGTCAGGGAAGAAATCGCGGATGTTTACATCATGCTGGCGCAGCTCGTTGAGATCGTCGGCAAGCCTGAAGAGGTACAGCAGATCGTGCTCGAAAAGCTCGAACAGCTCAAAGGCTGTTTAGACGACGGGGAGGTACGCAGTGAGTAAAGAAATCTTACTTATACGCAATGATGATGGCGAATTCGAGCTGTACGATGACACATACGATGTGGTCATTCATTGCAAAAATCGGCAGGGCATGAAAGAAACCTGCGAGATTCTGCGCAAGGTAGGCACCGACGAGAAAGCACCCAACGCTTTATTGATGGATCCTGTTGATATGGCGATTGCCATAAGGAACCATTGTAAATCACGCACAGGTGGGTGCGAGGGCTGCTGCTTTGACAGGCCGACCAGCGATAACGGGGATGGTGAATGCGTTTTGGGCTGTCCTGAAGACTGGGAAGTGTGAGACCGACTATGGCAAAAATTATCTGGATATGTCCTTATTGTGGGGCGACCACGGAAGAGGTTTGCGAAACTGACCTTGTCCCGTTCCACAACCACCCCATCACCCTAAATAGGGAGTGCCAAAGGTGCATATACAGGCAGCGCTGGAATGACCTTTCCATGCTGGGGGTTCTTCCTTCTATTGGTAGCGGCGAAGAAGTTCGTAGCGCAGAGTATTATCACGATGTATGGGGGTTTGATTATTATGGTCCATGGTAAAGCTGTTCTGCTGAGTATCCGGCCGGAATGGTGTGACCTCATCTTGCGAGGTAAGAAAACTATGGAGGTTCGGAAAAATTATCCGAAGCACCTTTATGAAAAAGGAAAACCGTTCAAGGTGTACATCTACTGCACAAAAGCACCGCAACAGCTTATCACTATTTTCAAAGACGGGGAAGAAACGATGGATGGCGAAATCCATCATGGAAAGCCTGTATTCGTAAAGTTCGATAAGTTACTGCCGGACAGCGTTCGCGGAAAAACGCAGATGGTTGTTGGCGAATTTGTCTGCGACAAAATCTATGAAGTTGCCCCGCTGAATCATACACCGGATGATTTTGAGCAGCAGGCGTGCATGGACAGAGACCAGATTTGGGAATATCTGCACGGTCAAGGCTGGGCGTGGCATATTTCAGAATTGAAGATTTATGACCAGCCGAGACCGCTGGAAACATACACGCGGCTGTTACAGACAGGATGTTGTTTTGAACCGCTCAAAGTCAAGAGGGCACCCCAAAGCTGGTGCTATGTGGAGGATGCAGAATGTACGTCATGAACAAAAAATGGGACTCCATCACGAACATTGCCCAGTGCACCAGCGTGTATGTGAGTCCTGAGCACGAAATCAAGGCTGTTCCTACGGGCGGCGGTGCGGTGTATCGGCTGGGACAGTATGAAACCGCAGAAATTGCCCGTGCTGTGCTGAATGACCTGTATATGCACATTTCGACTGGCTGTGTCTACCAGATGCCGAATGACCAGCGAGCGCTGGTGCTGGCCCGCGGAATGAGCGACGAACGGCCTGACAAGTTTGCCGGGAATGGTAAGAAGCCGGTGCGCAGGGGAGGATCCTGATGACTAAGAGACATCATTATAACCGAAAAGGCCAACCACAGAAGCGGTGCAATCCCGACACTTGCCCGAACTGTATGTACATTGGAGAGGGCGACAGCTGGTGCGACAAAATTGGTGAAATTGTTCTTTCTGACTGGGAGCCTACGGATTATTACATGGGGTGTTGTAAGGGGGCAAGAGCAAATGAAAGCACACATCGAGCCTAAGAGCAAGGAATGCCCGTTCTGCGGCGCATCTACCTATGAGGTTATGAGTGGTACGGGCGTGAAATGTATTCGGTGCACCAATAAGAGAACTTGCGGTGCCATCGTCAGTTTCAACAACAAAGACTGTGATGAACGCGGAGTTTCCCCGGTTAAGTACTTCAATCGGCGGACGGAAAGGAAAGTGCTCCAATCGGCGGACGGAAAGGAAAGTGCTCCAATCGGCGTGCGGAAAGGGAGCAAAAAATGAATCTGATTCGTGAAGTTCTTTCAGACCAGACGGTGACGGCGGTGGCATCTATCATCCTGATCGTGGCCGCGCTGCCTATGGCTGGATGGTCTTGGGCCGTAAATCAAATGGCCGGAAAATCGGCCGGAAGAAAAAAGGAGGGTACATGAAAGCGCATCTGTCGTTCCTGTGCAATGGTCAGTGTCGGTGGTGCAAGAACTACTGGGATTGCAGTAAGCACAAGAAAATCCTGGCAAAAATTTTCGGATGCAAAGATTGGAGATGGAGAATATGAGCAAGGAAATCAAACAGCAGCGCATGAATGCCCGTGATGAAGCGTCGCAGCTGTTTTGCTGGTGCATCGTTACGGCCATGAACCAAAAAGAAGGCATTGGTGCGGAACGGCTTCGGCGGGCCTGTAATGAGATGCAGGCATTCCAAGCCCGCTACAAAAGTAAAATCGACTCTGGGAACCGGAGAACGGCCACTGAAGCCATGCGGGACGATTTAAGGGAAATCTGTGATTTCACGGTACGTCTGCCGCAAAATCGAGCTCCGCGTAATCACAGGGAAGAGCAACTTCGCATGGCGCAGGATGAGGGCGCTGAGATCGCATGGCTGGTTATGGCCGCGACGGCGCATCTGACGTTTGGCTTTGGCAAGGAGCGCCTTGCACGGCTGAAGAAAGGAGCCATGGACGACTATCGACAGTACATCGGATGGGTCAAGACAGACGGCGAGGACTGCGCCAAGGAATGGCTGAAGCGCTGTGTGGAACAGGCCTTGCATGAAGAGCTTAAAGTGAATGACATCCAGAGCGGGAGCCGCCCGCCGAAGCAGTACTATTCGTCTGGAGTTGACGTGGCAGATATGATTCGCGTGACGGGCGCTGTGTCTGCGAAGATGGCGGCAGAGCGGGGCATTAAACGTGTGCCGCTGGCGGTTTTGAGTCAGAGCGAGGTGACCCGCAGGATGAAAACTATCTGAGCAATAAAAAAGAGGACCGCTTGCGCAATCCCCCGATAGAGCAAGTCTATTATACCTAAATTGATGTATTTTGGCAACGATAGAACAGGAGGGTGCGCAAAATGACTATCCCGGAAGAAATGATGGCCGTTATTCAGGAAACCGCAAGAAAGGCTGCTCGTGAGGGCGCCAAGGAAGTTATCGCAGAACAGACCCGCAAAGCCGCAGGCCGCTGTGACCGCCGACTTCGGAACACGAAGCTGTTGCTGAAAAACTATCGGATGTTCAAGAAGCACTGCACGGGCGCGGTCTATACGGACGAAACGGGTGACCATGACGGCAAGGAAGAAGAAACTGCGCTGGAACTGCTTGATATGATGCTTCAGCGCAATAACGCGATTACGGTCGAATCGATCCGCAACTCCTGCCGCCGTACAAAAATCATGGTTCGTCATATTGATTCGATGCTGGCCCTGTACGAGACGTACTGCGAACAGAGCAAGAATGAGGCCCATAAGCGCGGCTACCGCATCATCAAAGCGATGTACATTGACGACGAGGCCAAGTCCATTGAGCAGCTTGCGGCGCTGGAGGGCGTGAGCACCCGTCAGGCATACCGAGACCACGATGCGGCCGTTGAAAAAATCTCGGCGCTCATGTTCGGCATTGATGCCTTGGACATGGAGTAGGCCGATGTCAAAATCATGTCATTTACACGGCATGAAAAATGTGGTAGAATAATACCGTAAAATTCTAATCATAGCGCATTGCCCGCCCGGTTTCGCCACCGAGCGGGTATTTTTATGCCCGGAAAGGAGGCAGAAAACCGCCGCTCCCCAATTTGACCCGCAACGCCAGCGGGATAGCAAAGAAGGGAGAAAAAATGAATCAGCAAGTAGTGTATCAGGATATTTCGCAAATCCATCCTTATAAGAACAATCCCCGGAACAACGAAGCGGCCATTGAGCCTGTTGCGCAGAGCATCAAGCGGTTTGGCTTCCGCGTTCCCATCCTCATCGACGGAAAAGGAACCATCATCGCAGGACACACCCGCTATGAGGCCGCAAAACGGCTTGACATGGACAAAGTGCCGTGTATTCGGGTCGATGACCTGACGGACGAGCAAATCCGCGCATACCGTATTGCAGACAACAAGGTGGCCGAGGCTTCTTCGTGGAATGATGATGTTCTCCGCGCCGAAATGGACGCACTGAAAGCTCTGGATGTCGATTTGACGGACACGGGCTTCAGCGAAGTGGAGCTTGATGGGCTTCTTCGGGGAGTGGAGGATGCCGACTTCGAGGAATTCTTTACGGAGCCTGTCCAACAGCCGCCCAAAGCGGCCGATGCGGAGCAGAGCGCCGAGACCCAGCAATCTACCCAACCGGAATCTTCTCAGCTCGCTGTGCCGCAGCAGAGCGGCTCTAAGCTCATTCAATGTCCGCATTGCGGAGAATGGTTTGAGACATGAGGCTATGTCTGGCAGGTACATTCCCGGCCGAGAAGATTGTGAAAGAGTACCGCCCAGAATACGTTCTGGAGAGCTTCTTTTACATCCGACCATGGCAAATCGAAGAGATTCCAAAATGGAAAATGTTCCTGCTCGACAGCGGGGCATTTACTTTTATGCACGGCATAGAAGCGTCTTCAAAGCCAGTAGATTGGGATGGCTACCTGAGTCGGTACATCGACTTTATCAACCGCAACAACGTGCAGCATTTCTTCGAGCTGGATGTGGATTCCATCGTAGGTTATGACGCTGTAAAACGCATGAGAGTGCGCCTTGAAGCAGAGACAGAAAAGCAAAGTATTCCGGTCTGGCACCGCTCCCGTGGTCTGGACGAGTTCAAGCGCCTGTGCAGGGACTATCCCTATATCGGCATCGGCGGCTTCGCAATCAAGCACATACAGCCCAGCGAGTACGGCTATGTCCGTCGCTTGGTGCAGTATGCAAATTCTTGTGGGGTGCGGGTGCATGGTCTGGGGTATACCAAAAAGGATGCAGTGAGCTTCGGTTTTTACAGCGTGGACAGCACAACATGGACTACGCAGGTCAATTTCGGAGGGCTGTCGTACTTCAATGGTTCGGAGATGGTCGTGGTCAGACCGCCCAAGGGGATGATCGGGGCTGACTATCGCCGCCGCCGGGAGTACTCGTTGAGAGAGTGGATAAAGTACCAGAAATACCTTGATACGAAAGGAAAATGGCGTGGATAAAGAAATCGTCTACCGCGTCGAGGATGGCATGGACAGGGAAAAGATTCTCTGCACCACCTACCAGATGCGGAATTTTTATATGCAGTTCAGAGACGGATTTTTTACCAATCTGGACGTTATGAACTATATCCAGCACCTTGCCGCTGCGCATATGGCGAAAAAGGGGATGAACGTGCTGGATGTGTGCTGTGGGCGCTCTCTGATGCTCCCGCTGCTGCGCTACTACGCAAAGGACATTGCATCCTATACCGGAGTGGACATCAGCAAGGCGAACATCAAGGAAGCGATGCGCGGTGCAACTGCAAAGAACCTCGAACCAAAGGATTTGGCCTCCTACTACCCGTTCCGGGTGGGCTGGAAGCTGGGCAACGTCGCAGAGATGTCTAAGGTCATCCCGGCGGGCTTTGCCGACTTCGTGATTTACACCTCCGCCATCGAGCATATGCACCCTACGGACGGCGCAAAAAGCCTTGCAGAATGCTACAAGGTGATGAAGCCGGGTGCAAAGATGTTTCTCTCCTGTCCGAACACCCCAGGCAATGGGTATCAGACCCAGTACCGCGCTCATGTCTATGAGTGGGGCTACGATGAACTGAAAGCCAAGCTGACCGAAATCGGATTCAGTATTGTGCAGGAGGTCGGTCTGGTCACCAGCGTCCGCGAAATGGATGAGTTTTATTCTAAACAGCCGCCGGCGCTCAAGGATTTCTATGAACGCATGAAGTCCTATGTCCCGTCTGCGTTCCTCACAGCGTTTATGGCTATCCCATTCCCGCGTGAGGCAAAAGAGCTGTTGTTCATCGTCCAGAAGCCGAAAGGAGAGGAAAATGCCTAAGTTCAAGAATGAGTATGGGGTGTCGAAAATCAAGTACACCCAGAAGTGCAGATGCTTTTGCCCTATCGGAAAGGCAGACTACACGAACAACTTCACCGTGACTATCACTCCGAAGAAGTGGATCCCGGACTACTGCGAAATCGACAAGTTCATTCGTGAGCAGCTGGATGGCAAGAGCCTTGTCATTGAGGACGCCGCCTGCAAGCTGAAGCAGTGGCTCACGGGGGAGATTCATCCCTACTGGGTCGAGGTCGAGTCGGATGTGACCGACGGTGTGCACGGCCATGTAACGGTAACGGTATAAGGGAGGGGCGCAAGATGAAAAATACTCGTGCTCTTTGCCAGACCGCCGTTGTCGCGGCACTGTATGTGGCGTTGACCACCTTGAACCCCCTGTCGTGGGGCGCAATCCAATTCCGGGTTGCAAATATGCTCTGTGCGCTCCCGTTCAAAGACAAGAGATATGCCCCGGCGGTTCTGCTGGGAATCGCAATCGCAAACGCAACCAGCCCGTTTGGACCTGTCGATGTGGCTTTTGGCCTGATGGCCGAGGGAGCAGCGTATCTCCTTGTTGTTTGGGGGCCGTGGAAAAAGCTGGGGATTTTGTGGAAAGCTGTTATCCTCTCTTTGTCCGTGGCTCTGTTCATCGGAGTGGAGCTGCACGCAATGGTGGGAGCGCCGTTCCTGCTGACGGCCGCAGGGCTGTTCGTTGGCACTTTCTTAGCCGTGGAACTCGGCAACATGATGATTTCTAAAACCGCTCTTGCAAGAATCGTGTAAGAGGGGGCGCGGCGCTGGCTCTGCAAAGAGCTGGCGCTTTTTCTTTGGAACAACACAACGGCCCGGCCCGACACCGGGACAGAAAATGAAGAAGGATAGTGGTGGCGATGTAGATGGAAACGCGAGACAAGGCGTTCACCCTTTATAAGAAAGGGATGGGATGCACCGAAATCTCAAAGAAGCTGGGTGTATCGCTGAACACGGTCAAGTCTTGGAAAAAGCGGTATTGGGATGCACAAAAGGGTGCACCCAAGAAGCGCACCTCGTCGCACCCAAAGGGTGCATCTTCAAAATGCGCCCAGCAAGACCCGGCGGCTCAGCCTGAGAAGAGGCCGAATCGCGGCGGCGCGCCGAAAGGGAACGTCAACGCTGTTGGCAATCATGGCGGGGCACCGCCGGGAAATCAGAATGCGCTAAAGCATGGCGGCTGGTCAGCTGTGATGTTTGGTGCATTTTCCGAAGAAAACCAGAAAGCTATACAGGACTGCACGAAAGACGTGGATGCAGAGGACCTGCTGATACAGGAGCTTCAACTGCTGACCGCCCGCGAAGCATTTCTGCTCCAGCGCATCACGGCGGCGCAGGAAAAGAAGCAGCATATCCAGTCGGTGCATACATCAAAATCCAGCAGGTCTTTTACCCGGCTGGATGAGGATAAAGAAAAAGAGGCCCACGACAAGGAGGTTTACATTGAGCGGATAGATGCAAAGGTGCAAAGGGAAGAGCGCCTTCCCGGCACCAGCGTTGAGACATCAACCACCACCGAATCAAGCTACCTTATCGTGGAGCGCTTAGAGCGGCTGTTGACCGATGTACAGCGCCAGAAGTCTAAGGTGATACAGCAGCTTGCCGACCTGCGCAGAATGAGCAACAGCGGCAAGAATGAGCTGGTAGACGACTGGGTAGCGGCAGTCGAGGCGGCGGACGCAGAAGTGGAGGGTGAAGACGATGGCGCTGAGACAACGTGAAGTCTTCGCCAAACGGCTCCCGCTGTACCGCAAAGACCCCTGCTTGTTCTTCAAAGAGGTTACACGCTTCAAGCCGGATAAATGGCAAAAAGAAGCGGCTACGGCCATTGCACAGCACCGCAAAGTTTCCATCCGCTCAGGACAGGGCGTTGGAAAAACAGCTTTTGAAGCAAACTTGGTGCTCTGGTTCTTGGCTTGCTTCCCGTATCCTCGCGTCGTGTGCACGGCACCGACCCGCCAGCAGTTGAACGATGTGCTCTGGGCTGAGATTGCCAAGTGGCAGGAGCGCAGTCCTGTCTTGCAGGCCATGCTTGTATGGACAAAGACCCGCGTCTACATGAGGGGGCACGAGAAGCGCTGGTTCGCCGTGGCCCGCACGGCCACGAAGCCGGAAAATATGCAGGGCTTCCATGAAGACAATATGCTTTTCGTGGTGGACGAGGCATCTGGCGTTGCCGACCCCATCATGGAGGCTATACAGGGTACGCTTTCCGGAGACAACAACCGCTTACTGATGTGCGGAAACCCAACGCAGAACACTGGCACATTCCACGATTCGCACACCGTGGATGCCCAGTCCTACTACTGCATGAAGGTGTCCAGCAGGGACAGCCCCCGCACGAATAAGCAAAATATCGCTGACTTGGAGCGAAAGTTCGGCAAGAACAGCAATGTGGTCCGCGTCCGTGTTGACGGCGAGTTCCCGGAAAATGAGGACGACGTCTTTATTCCGATGGCGCTTGCCACAAAAGCGGTCAATACTGAACCGCTTGAGCACAGCATTCCGGCCAGAATCTCCATTGGGTGCGACGTGGCCCGCTTTGGCAACGACGACACCGCCATTGCGAAGAACATTGACGGGGACATTCAAAAGCTGGTCACGCGCCACGGCCAAGACCTGTACGCGACAGCCGATGACATTATCGAAATGTACAAGGCCCTGCGCACAGCGTATCCGCAGTATCGCGGTCTGATCTATGCGATTATTGACGATACGGGTGTGGGCGGCGGAGTGACGGATATTCTCAACAGGGAGAAGATTCGGCAGAAGCTGAACAAACTCATGGTTGTTCCTGTCAATTTCTCGTCTGCTGTTCCTGACAAGGAAGCCGCCGGGAGATATGCCGATATTTCAACATGGATGTGGGCTGTCCTGCGCGACATGGCGGCGTCTGGTCTCCTGCATTTGCCGGATGACGCGACCTTGATAGGTCAGCTCACGACCCGCAAGTACATCTTCAGCGGCGCGCCCTCCAAGCTGAAACTTGAAAGCAAAGAGGCGCTAAAGAAGCGCGGCCTGACCAGCCCGGACCGGGCTGATGCAGTTGCGCTGGCATTATACGAGGGCGGAATTTTTGATGTCCACAGCCTGATTTAACGTAATCGGAAAGGAGAAAGCGTGAAAAAAGTTATTCCCGGGAAAATTAAAACACAGCTGCGCCTTGACGGTTACTATAATGTGCTGAACAAGTACGGCACCCAGCACGACAGCACGGAGTACTACCAGTGGGCGTCTGGCTCTGCGGTAAGCGATACGGAGCTGGCTGATCTCTATGCAGGAAACGGGTTGTTCTCAACCATTATTGATGCCCCGGCGGACGACGCAACCAAGAACGGCATCGACCTCGGCATCAAGGACAAAGACTTGCAGAAACAGCTCGACAACCACTTGCAGACCATCCGATACCAGAGCAAATTCGCCAAGGCTTTGCGCTGGGCGCGGCTCTTTGGCGGTGCTGCTGTGGTGATGCTGGTTGACGACGGGCGGCTCCTGCAGGACCCTTTGAACTGGCGTGACGTGCACGGCGTCGAAGAGCTGTTGGTATACGGACGCAACGAAATGTATCCTCTTTGGGTCAATGGGTATGAGAACAACCCGGACGATGAGGATTACCGCCGGGGAGGCACTGGCATCCCGGAGTACTACCAAGTCAACAGCGTGTACGGCAACTATGTTGTGCATTCGTCCAGATGCCTTGTTTTCCATAACTCGGACATCCCGGAAAGCTCCACTATGGCTAATCTCTACCGCACATGGGGCATCCCGGAGTATCTGCGCATTCGTGAAGAGCTGAGAAATGCCAGCATAGGCCCCGGCTATTCTATCCGCCTGCTGGAGCGGCTGTCGATGGTGACCTACAAGATGAAGAATCTTGCTGGTGTGCTTTCCACGGCAGACGGCGAGGATACGGTTCTTCAGCGTATGGAAATGCTTGACCTTGCCCGTAATCTGCTGAACATGGTCATTATTGATGCCGACGGCGAGGATGTGGGCGTTCAATCCCTGTCTGTTGCTGGCGTTAAGGACATTCTGGACAATGCCTGTGCGATGTTGTCTGCTGTATCTCATATCCCACAGACGCGGCTTTTTGGGCGTTCCCCGGCGGGCGAGAATGCCACTGGAGAGAGTGACCTTGAGAATTACAAGGAATTCGTCGGAGGTCTCCAAAACGGTGACCTCCGCGATAACACCCGTACCCTCGTTGAGCTGATTCTTCGCGGCATGGTTTGGAACAGGGAAGTCGAGGAGATACCTGAGTACACCGTGACCTACAAGAGCGCGTGGAGCCCGTCTGACGATGAAAAGGCAGCACAAGACCAAGCTGCCGCAGCGGCACAGCTCACCAGAGCGCAGACCGCTGGCACATACGTCACAAATGGAATTGTCGAAGCTGAAGAAGTTCGCCGTGCGATGGTTCGGGACGAACAGTTTGACCCGGAGAACATTCTCACGGAAGCGGACATCCACCAAGACTGGGGTCTTGGCGGAGCCGATACCCAGCAGGAAGCCGCTGATGGTCAGCAACAGAACGTCGCGGACGCAAGCGGTCTTGTTACCGATGAGGGAGACTGCGGCTATGTGGCGGGCTTTGTCGTGCAGGACGGCAAGATCCTCTGCGGGCGTCGCTCCGATGGTCAAGGCTGGTGTGGCCCCGGTGGGCATATCGAGCCGAAAGAAACGCCGGGGGTGGCCTTCCGCCGGGAAGCCAAAGAAGAGTTTGGAATTGACGTTGGGAATATTACCTATCTTGGTAACTGCAAAGGAAAACCGGATGAAATCCTCCCTGTGCAGATATACCGCGTCAACGACTATGCAGGTATCCCGGTGTGCGATCAGGAAGAGATGTTCACCGCCACATGGTTCACCCCGGAACAGATTCTTGCCCAAGAGGTCCCCGGCGGGCTGGTGTTCGACCCATTCCGCAGGAGCGTGGAAGAATACCTTGACCAGCTGGGCCTGACACTGGATGACTTCGACCCCAATAAGCACAAACGCGATGAGGACGGAAAGTTCTCCAGCATGGGGAACACAACATCAAAAGATGAATCGGGCAAGGAAAATTCGTCAAAAGACTTGAATGATTCCCAAAGTCATGCTAAAATAAATTCTAACGCAGTTTCGGCAAAAGGCGCAAACGCTTTCAAAGTGAAAGGGTTTCCCAACAAGCAGAAGCTGAACAACCACTGGCAGAACGGAAGAACCCACGCCGCTGAGTACGCTCCCGATGGCATTACAACAAAGGAGCAGTACGAAAAGCGGGCGGTTCAACTTCTGGAAAGCCCCTGTGGGAACGGTATCAAGGGCTATAAGACCTGTCTCTTATACACATCTCCGAGCCCACGAGACACTGAGCGATCTCGTATGCCGT